TAACAGCAACTGTTGATAACCAGGGGAATGTCTTAGCCATACCTGGGTTCAATGGGTAGGTGTTGTTCGCAAAGGCAGTGGTTCCAGCAACATCACCAAGATATTCTCTATGTGAAACAATATTAGTTGCGTGTGTTGAACTAAATTGTGGCACTTGACCTTGGAGGATGTTGTAGCTAGGTTTGGGACCACACATAGTATAGTCACCAGAACCAAATACGGATCCAATTCCTGAGCCCAACCACTTTCCGACCCCAGCCAATTGAGGGGCTCCGAGAAGATTCCCGGCAGCTCGCCCTACAACTTGACCTACGTCAGCAAATGGAGTTTTCTTAGACTTTTGTTTAGCGGGAGTCTTAACCTGCTTACTCTTGTTCTTACTTTTATTCATCGTGTATTGGATCCCGCCGATGAATTGAACGGGACTGTACATCTTCTCACTCCCATGCGCTCCGTGCAGTCTCTTGGCGTTTTGTTTAGCACTGAAGTAACAGTTTTGGGCGCTTTATGGAGAAGACCCAATTATAAGGGTAAGGGGATGAATCTATTGCTAGATTCACCAACCTGCATAGCATAATTGTTGTAATGCTCTTCCAGAACTATCTGTGCGGCAGGCAGAATACCAAAACTTAACCAGAATTGATATCGGATTTGATCTGTAATTGTCTTACTTTGTCGATTCATACCGAGAGAAAGGCGCCAAAATCCACCATCTAAAGTTGGATCACAAAGTGGTTTAGCTCCAAAAGATTCACGTTTCATCATTGAATAAAAGGAATCCCAAACGGGAATTCCACGTGTTAATGATAATCCACCGTCTCCAACGGCTGAAAGCCATTGTCGTTTAACGGACTCGTTATCAAGAGGTTTTAAAGAAACCAAATCTTTGGATATGGCCGTACGAGGGTCACGAACCATTAACCACTTGTCACCATCAAATAGAGGCTGACATTGACAAAACACTATATGATTGAATTCATACACTGGTTCCTCCAATTTTAAGGAGAATCCGTGATTTAATGATATATCAACCAATTGGTTGACCTTCCAAAGGTCTTTGCGTTCGCATATGATGACAAAATCATCACCATCATCGATGATTCTCATGTTATTAGTAATTAACCATTCATAAAACATACCGAGAACAATCACCACGTTGCCCACGGCAGTGTTAC